CAGATGTGTATAAGAGACAGGTTGTAATACCATCCTTATATATTCTCGTATAAGGATCATCAGTAAAAATATCATCCGGTGAATCATTTGCATTAATAGACTTATTACTGTAGATCTTCATTTTTGCGGCACTCAGTCCCTCACTTGAAATATCCCATCCTGCAATATTTCCTGTCTGGGAATCCAATCTGCCTGAAAAAGTACCGCTGGCACCGGTTATGTCCCCGGAAAACTTCCCTGACTGTGCAACAATACCGTTTCTGTCCCACTGGCCGATTAACTTTCCATTTTCATCAAAAACTTTCAGAACACCGTTTCCATTCCCTTTTCCACCAAGACTTAATATTCCACCATATGCCCAATCCCAGTGGATGCCGATCACGGAAAGGATATTGAGGGCTGCATTGCCGTTACTGTCGAATCCTGCTTTCCAGGCTGTAGTGGAATCTTTGCCGGTGTAGCTTCTCGTTACGAAGAAACCATCAATACCGGATTTATATACTATCTTTGATTCGGATAATTTCGGTTTGTCATGCCGGTACACGATCACGGAACCGTCGTCCTGGATGATTTTTGTCTCGTGGAAACCTAAGGTGTTGGCAGCAAGTTGGCTCATCTGCTGGACGACAAGGTCGTAGGCAGACATTTCCTGATCAGTGTAATTCCGTGCGGCTTCCAGTAGCTTTGTCGCTGCTCCATAGCGTGTGAATGTTTTTGCAGTTGGTGTCTCGGCTGTGGATGAGATCGACTGTGCCGCAAACAGGCTGAATGTGGTGTCTGTGATCACGGTTGTATATGAAGATGTTGTCTTTGGTGATACCACAGCTACATCACCGGCTTCGATTGCCGGATTCCCCTGAACAGAAATGCTCATCGGACGAAACGGTTTGTTGATAATCTTATCTCCTATGTGTTTCGCTACCTGCTGCATCGTATCTATCTGGATCAGAGGATTGTCTTTGATTTCCAGTGCGTATGTATTTGTGCCATACAGATATTTTTCATCTGCACTGTCTTTCTTTGCTGTGATCTGGATTCCTGTGACATTGATGTCGGTTCCGTTTATTGATTTGTTGTACAGATCGTAGAAATGATGATAAGTGTCCATGTCGACAAATGTGCCACCATCGTATGTATATCCGGAACTGTAATCGTCAAATGTTCCGCCGTCAGCTTCATCACCGGACAAATATTTTTCCTGTGATGCGGTATCAAAAATCCCGCCATCCAGATCACCGGATCCTACTGCCGAAAAATCGTACCATCCAAAAGCAAGCCGTCCCAGATGATTAATTCGTGCATAGCAGCCCATTATCTGTGCACAATATGAAATCACGTCTCGATACGTTATGCTTCCTTCTGGTTTTGTTTTGACAATGTAGTTTCCCATCTCAATTGAACCAGACTCGCAATCCACCCGACAATGCCGGCAGGCATCCAGTACAATGTCCCGGATCGTTGCCGGATAGGAAAGAGTACATTCACTGTACGGTCTGTCAAAATAGATCATTTCATCATAGGCTGTGATTTGTAGTGTGGTTTCGCCAAATATTGCCGTATATACCCGATACTGCCCTTTTTTCAGATCTTCCCAAGTTCCGTCCGCCAGTTTCAGGCCGATCACAGCCTGTATATTGGCATCTTCAAAATCGCAGTCATCATATTGTTCTTCCGAATTATCCAGTGTAACCTTGTATTCTTTAATCACTGCAGCGCCTATTTCGAATTTCCCAGATGCAGAAGTAGCTTCATTGATCTTATACTCTCTCAGATCCATCATCGGAATCGGAATCTCTTTTTTATTTTTCAGGGTGATCGTATCTTTTATCCTGAACTCCCTGTTTTCGCTTAATGCTCTGCGGAATGCTATGCTTGTATTGATCATCTTGTCACCTCTGTATCACATCTACTGAAACCGTCCTGTAGTAATAATTCCCATCTCCCAGATAACCGTAATGTTCTTTGGTCAGCGTTCCCCTGTAAGCTTCGATCGTAAAATCAATTCCTGAATCATGGAATGTGAACGGAAAAAAGCCGGCTATCAACCGGTTTTTAATCATTTTCACTTCTTTGTCTGTCAACCACTCCCACTTTATACTGAGATTTTTCTTCTCAGCTACTACATCTCCAACCATCCGTCCCATCAGCGTCCTTCCGGTGTCTGAGGTCCATATGATCTCATCTGCTACAGACAGGGTGGTTGGTGCAGGAAGGACCACATCTCCTGATTTTAAAATTTCGCCTTTTTTCATGTTCCCTCCTACTTAATGTCCACGGTGTTAAAGCGCCTATCTATTTCTGCTTTTACTGCATTCTCAGCTTCTGCCAGCTTTTTACCATCAAGGTAGAATCCCATCTGTGAAAGAGCAGCTATGATCCGCATCACTGCACGGTTCATTATGGTTTCCAGATCTTCCCTTGTGACACCGGATCCGCCTGCTGCCCTGACAGCTTCTATTGCCATTTCTCTCAGTTTATTCTCCGGAGCTACAACTTCTCCCTGGTGCAGGTTATCACCGATCATGGCGAGCTGTGGTGTGTTTGGCTTGACGTATGCGCCCTGTGCCAGATGTGGAATAGTTGGTACTCTCGGAAGAGACATTCCATAATGTCCATAATGTCTTGTTCCGGTAATCGGATTCTTAAAGTCATAACTGAATGAGAACGCGTTTTCAATTGCCGCCAGTCCTGAGTTCAGCTTGTTCATTAATTCATTGATCAGATCAATCACGGCATTCAGTGGCGCTTTTGCCAGTGCTATGAGAGAGCCAAATACTCCTCCGAAAATTTCCTTGATTCCGTTCCATGCCTGCTTCCAGTTTCCAGAAAAAACACCAGTAATAAATTCCACGATCCCATTGAATACGCGTTTTATATTTCCCCATATACGCTGCACGGTACCAAGGAACGTGTTTAAAACAGAGCCTAATGTTCCGAAACTCTTTGACCAGTCTGTCTGGAAAATTCCTTTCACAAAATCAATAAACGGCTGCAGGATATTTTTCTTCGCAAAATCGAATATCGAAGCAGCAATCCTTTTGAATCCCTGCAGGATTTCTTCAATCCCCTGCCAGCACATGCTAAAATCGCTGGTAAATACTCCTGTACAGAAATCAAGAAATCCGCCTAAAATTGTAGTGATTCCACTGATCACATCACCGGCCACCGCCAGAAGATCAAGGATCAGAGTGCCGATGGTTCCGATGATCGGCGAAAGGACCGGCATGATGTTGTTGATGAGCCATTCGATGAACGGAACCAATGTGTTTTGCCACAAGGCTCCCAGGTTCTCTAACAGTTTTCCCATCAGTTCAAGAATCCCATCCAATGCCGGCTGGATATGCTCTGACCACACAGTGCTGAACTTATCCGCCAGGTAATCAAGAATCGGTGAAAGATACGTATTGTATGCATCCAGAAACGTTCCTTGGATATCTGAGATGCCTTGTGTAATTGCATCCACAAATGGGGAAAAATACTGATCATAAACTTCATTAGCTTTTTCGAACGTATCTGTAACACTCTGTGAAAGTGCATCAAATACAGTTCTCCATCGGGAAAGCATATTCTCCAGAGTTCCGGAGATTTTATCTGTATTCTGGATAATCGGAACAGTAAAAAGTGATACAAAATCTCTTTCGAATTTAACCGCCAGATCTGCCGCTCCAAGAAAACCATCTGAAAATACCTGAATGATATCTGCAGTGATTCCCTTCGCATCATCACTTGAAAAAATATCAAAGATATCTGCACAGGCCACATAATAATCTCCGGTAAGCTTTGCAATCTCTCCTGTCGCATCGAACATTGAAACAATGCGTTTTTTAATATAGTTCTTGCTCTTCGCAAGATATTTATCAACACCACCAACAAGATTATCTGCTAATGTAAGCCCTATCCGTGCTATGGATCCTGTGATTTTTCCAAATGCAAGAGCAATATTATTCACACATCGGTTCGCTGCATTTACGACTGCAGTGTCAGTGAAGACCTCTTTTAAGTTCTTGCCGATGCTTTTTACGGATTCATTTATGGAGTCAATTTTCTTCTGTGAATTTCCAAATCCGATCTCGAATCCTTTTTTGAACAGTTTCGCAAGTTCCTGACACCGTTTTATCAGTGCAGACATTTTTTTATCTGTCTTATCAAGAACCGTATCACCCTTAGCAAGGTTTCCAAAATCAACCGCGCTTCCAAGTGCTCCGGTGCCTCCTGTTCCGGTTGATGGAGTAGAAGAACTGCCAGAACTTGAATCTGACTGTGAATCCAGCTTATTGATCTTGTCAAAGCCCATGAGGGCTTTCATCTTTTTCGCTGCGTTCTGTGCTGCCTGTCCAACCTTATCCGTGTTGCTTGCCAGATTGGATGCAGAATCAGACGCATTCTCCAGACCGGTTCCGGCATCATCTGCTGCTCCTGCAACTGCCGCTACACCGCTGCTGTCAGAACCACTGGATTTGTTCCCTGTAATCAGTTCCGTAAAGGACTTAAATGCATTTGCCAGTGTAGCAAGCTTTCCGATCACCGTATTGATTACCCGAATGATCGGAGTAAATAAGTTGATCAGTCCCTGTCCGATCGTTGCCATGAGAGACTGTATCTGCAGACTCAGTATCCTGCACTGGTTCGCCCAGCTTCCAGAAGTACGTGCAAAGTCGCCCTGTGCGGCCGACAGTTTATCCTGCACAAACTGATAACGTAGGGCTACCTTTTCCGCTTCGGACATTGCCGAAGTTGTCTTTCCGAATCCATTCGCCATAGCGTAGGAATCAAGAGCAGTTTGTGTCATTACCACACCGAGATCTTTAAGCGTTTCAGTTTCACCGGTAAATACCGATTTTAGCTTTGTGTATGCCTCGTCCTGAGAAATGTTGTAGAACGATGCCACATCACCTGCCAGTCCGGTCAGGGTTGAACCCATATCGTAAGCCTGCTTTTCGGTAAACCCGAAAGCTTTTGCCATGGCACCGAATGTACCGGTGTACTGTTTCGCCATGGTCTCTGACAGACCAAAGCTCTGCGCTGCACTTCTGGCAAATTCATCGACCTGTGCAGTCATCTTCGGAAAGGTAACGTCTACAACGTTCTGAACTTCCGCAAGATCAGAGCCCAGTTCCAGACACTGTTTTCCGAAATCAACCAGTTTTTTTACTCCAAAAGCCGCCGCAAGTGCCGCTCCTGCTTTTTTCGCCATGCCGGTTATCCCGGCCATCTGACTTTCGAACTGATTTTTATTTACAACCAGATCAAGACCGATCTGTCCAACGCTTGTTGCTGACATATATACCACCTGCCTCTGTCACGAGGACATCGGCACAGTGGCACTACTTGTCCTGGTTTATTTTTATTTCAAATTCTTTCTTGCAGTGCCTTGCCTGACACTTGTAAAAGACACCCCGGCATTTTGCATTCGGAGCATACTGTACTTTCTGTTCGTGTCCACAGAAAGGGCATCTTACCTTTAACTTTTCAATTTTTAATCACCTCCAAGGCCTGCCATGCGCATAAATGCCATCTTCATTGCCTGCATCTGTGCATCCACCTGCGCTTTCGATGTATGTGCTTTAATAAATTCTGCATGCCTCGACTGCCATGCATTTCGGACCCGGTGCTGTTCTGGTGTAAAATTCTCCAAAATTTCTTTCCGGTCCTCTGCACGAATAGAAACAACCCTTCCAAGAGCTGTATCTGGCCCGATTCCTACAAGAAGATCTCGGAACTCTTCCCATTTCATTCCGGCCGGCAGCTCCCTGGACAAACGAATCCCGTACTGTGACTGAAAAGAAGACACGACCAGGTCAAAGTCTTCTATCAGATCATAGTACGGGTCACTGCTCTCCCTGTTCTTCTTCTCCCAGTACAAGTTTCATCGCTTCCTGGACAATGGTCATCAAAGATCCTGCAGACAGTTTTCTTCCATTTCTTTTCAGATTACAGATGGCCTTTACGTCTTCCGGATCAAAAATAAGGTTCATCGCCTTACCAACTGCCTCAAGCTCACTGTTTTCTGCAAAAACTCCCATCAGTCTCAGCATTGTTTCAGCATCTGCTTTTACCTCAACTTCAAGTGTTCCAATTTCCATAATCGGATTGGATTCAAATTCCAGCTTTTCTGTGATATTTACTACTTTTGCCATTTTATCTCCTTTTACAGTGCCGGTGTTACCGTCGGTTTTCCATTACTGATCACGTCAAATTCCAGTGCGCCTACGTTTGTGGCATCGCCACCGGAATTGTTTTTGACATCAATCACGGCATTCGGCCAGGAAATACTTGTACCGTCAGGCATGATCCATTCAAAATAAGCTTCTGAATCGTGGCCGTTTGTAAATGTTTTTCCGGCTACAAAATCATTTCCGGTATCTCCGATGTTCCTTTTACCACTGAGCGTAATCGTTACTGCCTTTGCGGTCATTAATGCTCTCTGCCATCCCTCGGCATCCATAGGAGTCCATGTCTCTACTCCATTAGAAAATGACGGAGAAAAAGTTTCCAGATCTGCAGGCATTGTAGCTGCTTCCTTGCTTGCGCCAAGCTTGAACTGGTTGTCAGAAACCGGGAATACATTGGTCTTCCCTGCAAACTTCTGAAGATTCATTTTCATGTCTCTTTACCTTCTTTCTTTTCAAAAATAAAAGCCCCTTCTATGACCATTTCGTAAATACCAGCATCATCCGTACCGACATCCTGAATATCATAAAGTGGCTGAAAAAATTTAATTGTCTCACCATTTACTTCTGCATCACGTACCGCTCTCAGCTTCTCGAATAGCTCCACAGTGGCTTTTTCAGTCTCCCGTGGGGATTTGTTCCAATGGACAAGCAAAGTTACGTATTTCTCGCCGTAGCCTTCCAGAGAGGGACCTCCGAGCGCTGTGTGGTATGCGTTCTGATGCTTACTGTTGTATACTCCGACGGATTTGTCTTCCTTGTCCGGGAGCTTTCCCATATACACATGATCCGCCACATCAAGAGACGCGATATAATCTCTTACATCTTCCAACATCATCATATTCCCGTCAGCCTCCTGTAGATTTCTTTGAATGCTTTGGCTGCAAAATCAGCTTCTTTGCCGCCCGGAAGCCAGTCTGTATACCATTTGCCTCGTGCATTCGGATTTTCTCCCGTCTGGAAGTGATATTCCGGATGGAAATACAGGCGGCGAGCATACGGTGTACTGGACACAATGGAAACTTTTCCGTTTTTGCTTTCAGAACGGTCCAGAAATGTACTTTCATTCTGGAGATTTCCGGTATCTCGCGGAAATACCTGCGCCTGTACAACTTCCGTATGTAATGCCTCTGCCGTCTGCTCTAAGGCAGTTGTCTGCGCCTCGGTCAGTTTTCGGATCATCGGAAGGTTCAGCTTTATCACTGAGTTCACGCTGATCAGATTACTCATACCAGCATCACCTCCGTATAATTCACGGATCCATCCGGGTTTCTTGCCTTTGTCCCCTGTTCGATTCGTCTTTTCACACCGAAGATTACCGCAGAGCCGCCGCAGATCACCGGCAGTTCCGGGCAGATGTCCCCCGGAAACAGTGCTGTGCCGGTAATCTGTACCAGCTTTTTCTCTGCTGTCAGAACTGTTCTTGCCTTGTCCTGATAATTGCACTTACCAGAATACTTTATGGTTTCAAGTGGTTCACCATACTCATTCAGTCCTTCCTGTTCGAACGTACAGGTAATGTCTGTCTTACAGAGCCTTTTCGGTACTAAACATGGGTATCTCACATGGTCACCTCGCTAACATACAGCACAATCCAGTCTGCTGTAATAGTGCATACACATCACGTTTCATTGCCACACCTTTACCGGTAAATACATTCCAGCTGCTGCCGAACTGTGCAGACACTCCATTGATGCTGTACGAAGATAACACGCTGTTTATCTCATCCGCATTTTCATACTCAAAATCCGCCTGCATACACACGACTTCCCTGATGATCTCCCGCTGATAATCTGTAAGATTAGAAAAACCCCGACCTACAATGCGGTTGTAAGTCAGGGAATCAACGTGTCTGGATGCCTGCTTCAGGGCTTTCTCCAGCTCATCTTCAGGGATGGTACTGCCTTCATACTGGTCCACGTAATAATCTTCGGATGCGTATGGTTTGTAAGTCATATTCTCACCTCTTGTCAGGCACCAACTTCTGTAGTATCCACATCTACATAGATGCTGTCAATCTTGCCATCACGACCATTCGGAAATACAAATACATCAGAGAAAGATCTGTTCTGATACAGATAACCATCACCTTTTGTATGTGCTCCCGGTTCAAAGTAATAGATGCTGTTGATCTTCGGAACTGTCTTGCAGGTCTGTCCGCACGCTACCAGCACATTAATTTTGTGTGCGCCTGTCACCGCTTCAACACTATGTTCCTGATCTGCAGCAACTTTTTTCAGTGGTGCAAAACCGCCGCCTTCCGGTTCCCAGTCAAATGCATCATAAAAACGTTCATCATCGATTACTTCCATGATCGGAACTCCGTCAATGTCTGTTACTCTGGTTTCGATTCCCATACCGCCCTCTGCGATCTGAGTTATCTCAATCTTACGTGTAAACTCTGTGGACTGCTCCAGGGCATCCATGATCTCACTGCAAACATACATAATCAAGGAACCGTTTGCTTTGTATCTTCTAAGTTTTCCTTTTGCAAGGATATCTTTTAACATACTAAAAACTTTTGCTTTAGTATACGCGGATGTAGCTGTGGATCCATGGTAGCCTTCTTCTTTCTGTGCTGCCTGAGCTACCTTCGAGAAGAATAATGCATCTGTTTCCGGTACAACCCACGTCTGTTCGAATACACGTGAAATATTCTGGATAGATGCTGTTGCATTTGTTTCATCAACATCTGCTTTGTCTACCATAAATTCAACATCGCGGTCATGTTCCAGTGTGAATGGTACATCTTTCTGATCATAAGTTCCGGTATTCCATCCACCTTTACGGTTATGATTTTTGTAACCGGATGTGCTCATCTGAGTGAAATGGAATGTTTTCGCATCCAGCCATCTTACATTGCTGGTCACAAACGGAGATGTCAGGGTTCCCTGCATCAGGATCTCAAGGAGTTCCGGGCTCCACTGTTCTGCATAATTTAATGCCATATCTTATACCTTCTTTCTTTTTTTCTGAGGTGTCCGAATCGGACACATTTAATTCCAACGATTCCAGCGTTTTGTCGGTACTGTCGGCTGATTTGTTGTTGTCTGCTGCGGATGCTGTGCCGGATTGCCACCTGTTCCAATCTGTGTAAAACCAGTCTTTCCATCCGCCTGTGGTTTCAGTGCCGGAATGTCTTCCAGTACTTTGTTTACCGCTGTCTTCAATGTTTCTTCATTGATTTTCCCATCCTGTCCAATTACCTGACTGAAATCGGCCATTTTAAGGACATATGGGATTGTTTTTGCATCGATGCCCAGTGAAACAGCCATCATTGTAGCTGCGCTTTCTACATGTGCCGCCTGAGCTGCTTTCTGTGCTGTCGCAAGCTGTGCCTGTGTCTCTGTGATCTGATTCTGCATGCCAGTCACATCTGGCTGATTTGCTGCTTTCTGCTCTTTAAATGCAGATATCGCCTGTTCAACTTCCTGCTGTGAGAGTCCCTGCTGCTTAAAATACGCTTTTAAGGCAGTATCTTCTTTTGCCGCAAGAGTTCCGTCCAGCATCTGCTGAATCTTTCCATAGTCAATTGCCGGTGGTGTCTGCTGCTGGTTGTTCTGTGCCCCATTCTGAGGTTCGCCCTGTGGATTTACATTGTTCTGTGTTCCTGTGTTATTCTCTGCCATTTCTGGACTCCTTTCCATTTTGAGAGTGTCGCTCTTGTTTCATCCATTGTCATCGGTGTCACCGGCCACGCACCTTTTCAAGTCATATCGTGTTTGGACATAAAAATAAGACGCTTAACCCTGCGCCTCAATGGGAGATTCCGGATCACCGCCTTTCGAATCGATAATCTCTGCTACTTTCATGTGTGCCAGATACTCAGCTCTCTCTTTTGATACCGTCATTGTTTCACCGACAGTTCTGAGTTTCAGGTCATTCTGCATATCCTTGAAATCGTGGATTACTCTTATCCTCACCATTCTCACCTCCCTCCATTGCGCCGGCGCAAAATTAGTCATCGTGGGTTGCTTTAAATCCAAATTCCGGAAGGAAATTGATTTCGTAATGATATTTGTCCACGGATGCTCCGGAAATGTCTTCAACTACATACATTGTATAATCATTCAGATACACATAATCTTTCTGATATTTGTTCTCTGCAGTTTCAATGATCACTTCCAATTCATTTGCATCATTGTTTTTCAAGGCAAATGTTCCCGTCAACTCCAGAAGAATAGTGTCTGTCCTTGCATTCAGGACTGTGAGTTTTCTGGTTACATTGAAGTTATCTGCTTCTTTTGAGATGTTATAACTTACCTGATTTGCTTCTGTGCATCCAGTAGCTGTAATACAGATCAGAAGTACCAGTGCAATTACTGCTACAATTTTCTTTTTCATGCTCTTATTCCTCCGTATAGCAAGTATTTGTTAATTTCTTATACACATCTTCATATAGTTCCTGCTTATCACCATTGTACGTGTACTCTGCATAGATGCCATCGCCGCTAACTGTAGTCGACACCAGACATTTATAATTCTGCAAAGTCTTGCAAGACCACACAACAAATACATTTGACAGATCAATTGGTGGAGTCAACGGTGTATCTGCAAGACCATTCTTGTTGTACCATTCCACCATTTTTTTCTTACATACACTCTGAAAATGCGCCATTCCTGTAATAATCATGTTTTTACTCCTCCTCAATTCGGTCAATGTTATATTCTACAACACAGGTATGTTCAATCTTGCATCCGCGTGCTTCGTTCCAACCTTTCGCAAAATATGCCACGTCTGCCGTTGCCAAAAGTTTAAGAGATTCGCCCAGATACCAGAGCGGTTTTGCATCTGCTGGTGCTGACTGGAAGAAAGAATCAATAACTTCTACAGGCTCGCCTACCTGTTTCTCTGCGATCCTGATTGCTCTTTCTCTCTCGGCAAGGATTTCCTCGTCTGTCTTACCTCTCATTGGCTGGCTGATAAATAATTTTTTCATGCTTCATATCCTCTCTTTCTTAAAAATGGGTATAAAAATACCACCGGCCATTTCTGACTGGTGGTATTAGTACCATAATACTGTTTTTTCTGTGGGCGGATTCTCCATTTTTCCTAACCTCATCAATTCATTCATAACATGCGAGGATCCATAACCTCCATTTTCATGCTCTACAATTTCACCATCAGAGATCCGTACTTTCATGAACCCCCTGGGTTCTGTTCCTTCAATATAGTAATCTGCTGAAATATCATTTTGCGTTTTCTTTATGTTTTTTAAGATTACCATAATATTCTCCTGCCTCCTTTGGATAATTGTATTTGCTTGCTGCTAATCTGTGTGCTTCCAAATGTTCTATGCCGGGATTTTCTTTTTTAATCCTCATTTCAAGAAGCTCATGCTCTATCAATGTCCTATCGTGTTTCTTAATATCTTTTCCATTCATAAGACGCTGCCAACTTTGAGCGATAGCACAATCTGGGTCAAATCTCCTATAGCTTTTGGTGTCTGGATCATACAAAGACTTATCTTCAAAAAGATATGCTTTAATTTTCTTGATATCCGGCTCTTCTTTTCCAAGATTCTCCGCTATTTTCTTTGCATCTGTCGAAAAGCTCCTAATCTCATCATAATACATTTTAGCGAATTTAATGCCATCTGTACTATCCGGATCTATAATTCTTGCTCCCGAAATCATTATACCAGAATCAATGGTTTTTGCAATATTTTTCACCCCTGCTCTGCTCTTTGCATCAGTAATTACTTTTGCAACCTGTTCTGGAATTGTTTCGCCCTTCTCCATTGCGAGGAATCCTTCAGCAAAGGTCTCATATGGATTTGTTGCTGCATAACGGCTGATGCTGGATGCTACAATTTTGGCTTTCGCGGAATAATGTTTGTTTATGTCATATACCCAATCACTTCTCAGGTTTCCTCCTAGTTCTTTCATTCCATAAACAGACTTTTTCTGAATATAATCTATCTCTGCATGTCGATGAATAAAATGTCCATATTCATGAATAAAACAATCCATGGCATTTTCTCTGACCGCCATTCTCGTTTCTTTAAGTTGTATTTCCGCTTCAACTTTCTGTATTCTGGCTTTTTCTCTCTCATAGCCTTTTACAGATTTATCCGTCAAAATTCTCTCAGCCTCATCAAGTCTTTGTTTTGCTTTGTTTTTGATATCATAATGCTTATTATACTCGATCAGCGACTGCTCCGATTTCCTTACCTTTTCCAGATATTTTTCAGGATCATTAAAATTATTGGAAATATAAATAGCATCGTCAAGCCAGTTGTATGTAGCTGTCGCATCCTCCACTTTTGCTGGACTGTATATTACAGCTTTTGGCATGATGCCATATTTTTCATGCAGGTTTCTAATTGTGCTTTCCAGCTCATCCACTGTTTCCGGATTCATTTTTCTTGAAAATTTAACTTTGTCAAGAACTTTGTCTTCGACCAGTCGTTTCTCAACTCCGTTTTTGTAGGTTTCCTGTTTGCTCAAGATTTGATCTTTCAGGTCAGAAAGTGATTTTTCTATTACTTGCTTTTCTTCATTAACTTGCTTTAACCGTTCTATCTCCTCTGGAGTTCCTGTCATTTCAAAGTATACTTTCTGTGTAAGTGTTCTTTCATCCTCTTTTGCTTTTGCCAGTTGTTTTTCCAGAACATTCTGTCTGATATTCATATCTGCAATCTCGGACTTTATATCATCTTGTACAGATGCTTGCTCTTTTATGCTTTCACTCTGTTTATGCCACTCATTTTGTTTAGCACCATACTTCTTTTGATTCTCCGGATTCAGTGAGAACTCCGCAAGTCTTCCAAATCTCTTTTCCTGACGTTCAGCATATTGCTGTTTTGCTTCCTGTTTTGCTGTATCCTCAATATCAGCAATCTCTTGCTTATTGTATTTCGGATCTACTTTCGTGATGCCCGGAAAATATGTAGTATGAGAATCCTTGCAACGGGGATGATAAAGACCTGCTGCTATTGCAGAAGACATAAGCGGATATTTGCCGTCTTTACTGCTACCACCACTCCACACATCATCAATCAAAATCTTGCCAACAAATGGCAGGCATTTCGGGCAGGGGCTTCCGCGCTTGTTCATAATCACAAGATGTAATCCCCACTGCTGTCGCATTTCGCCTTCTCCCTGCAGGTAAGCTCTCTTGCTCGCTGTCCGGATTGCCATATCTGCATAGTCAGCAATTGTATGTCTTGCTCCATTGGTATACTGGATGCAATTCAAACCTGCAGAAAGAAAATCCTTTGTGGCCATGTCTACCGCTTTCTCATATGTACCAGCTCCGGTATTAGCGTATACCTGCGCGTTATATATGATCTTTCGGTACTGATCATTTGCCATGCGTAAAACTGCTGCCTCTGCTTTCTGCATGTCCGATGTGGTTGCCTGAATCAGCGCATCCAACTTTCTGTCATTGACTTTAAAAAACTCTGCAGTGCTGCCTTTTGAAATACGTTTTGCAGGAAATCCTTTCTTGATTTCTTCCAGTATCCGTTTCTCCTGATTCATACCACCTTCGCTTCTTGCAAGTCTGATCAGTACCTCGATCTGTTTGTTGATGTCCTTAAACTGCTTTCCATATTTCTTCTGGTTGTCATGCTTGTACTTTTCCAGAGATTTCAGCATCTCTGTCTGCCACATGGACCAGTGTTTTTTTTCGTCCAGCTCTTCCTGCTTATGGTTTTCGAAGTTCCGGATCATGGATGAGATCAGTTCATTCTCGATTGTTTCGAATGCGGCACCGATATCATATTCGTCATTTATCTTTGCCATTAGACCACACCTTGAATCCCTGTGCTTTGAACTGCCGTGTCAGCTCTTTTAGTTTTGTGATACTTTCACATTTATCCCGTCGGAGTTCTGCATAGTCAGCTTTCTCCACCGCGTAGATTCCCATCGGCACCTGCTCCTTTGCTACTTGGAGTAGTCCCTGGAACTCCTTGCGGCTCATTCTGTACATTCGTGGTCCTACTTTTACCCTCATCACCTTCACCGCCTTCCAGATCTGCATAAAAATCACCGGCTGTCATGTTCACCGCCGGTTCTTCCATATCCTGTATTCCCTGTTCTGCTTTTAAACGAGTGATTTCTTCCTCTTTGCAATGCTCATCGAGAGTATCACCATAAAGTTCTTCCACACATCGTTCAATACTCATGATTCCGCCCTGTTTTGCTTTTGCGATCGTTTCAACCTGACTTTCGAAAGATGGGTTTGCATATTCTCCAAATGAAACATTGACTTTCACTTCTTCTGCACTTTTTTTATGCAAAAAAATATTGTCCGCATTAATACACATCGCAACAACATCCGGCAATGTTTCCTGCAAGGCTTTTACAATTGCATTTCTGGTATACAGTGTGGTTTTCTCTTTTTCTCTCTGTGCATCTGCATTATCCAGTTTCTTTGTATCAATTCCCAGAGTAGAAGGACTGATAACTCCCTGCAGGCACAGATCAAGAGCTGTGATGTATGATGCCATATAGCTGTCATGCGGAATTACCGGCTGATCTGTAATAACCTGATTCTTCTGCCCTTCCCTCATGTCGCCGTCAGATGCAAAATACCTGTTATCAAACGGATTAGGTTTGACCAGTGCTCCAGTTGCCGGATCATGCGGGATCAAACATTCCGGAATATAGGTCTTTGCACGTCCTGCTCTTAAAGCATCCATCCACTGTGACCATGTTTCATCCAGTGAATCATAGCTGTCCAGCTTTCCATCAAAGATGCTGCCACCTCTGCCTTCGTATCTGGAGGATTCGTAAATCATCAATGGTACAGCAAACATTACAGAATCATCAAACGTTATATCTACCAGATTTTCTGTAGATTTAATTGTCTTAATATCTACCAGCTTATCTCCCAGATACAGCTCGTTAATGATGTAACCATAGCCATACCGCTCATTCAGTACATATGTCTTATCCTTTTCTTTATATGGAGTCTTAAACACAATTTCTCTAATTCGGTCTCTCTGGTAAACAAATTCTACTCTGTCACCGGGGTACCATTCCAATATCGGATACTCACTGATAGTTGTATCGACGGTAACTTTAAAAGCACCATCCCCAATAAACAGTGTTTCTTTGAGGGCACTTTCTATCTTTTTATGGAATTTATTGTCTTTTTCAATCTTTTTCCATAATTCTTCCTGCGACGGATTTTCAAATTCAAACTCATTCATGTCTGGAAGAACTACGAAAGAAAGAACTTTAACCGTCAGTCCCGGAAGCCCTGTGTGGATCTTACGTATATCCATACCAGGTGTTGACTTGCTTGTCCAGAACTTATGCCTGTCTGCGAATTCTGCATTCTGCCGATAGATCTGTTCAAGCTCGTTGCCGTCACCTCTGTACCAGATACGGTTTAAGATCGCATGTCCTTCAAAATCCATCATTTCATTAATCTGAAAGTTAAAGGGATTTGCCGGAAGAACATTCAACCAGCTCCTGACCGTCTTTTTTATATTTTCATTTAATTTTTCCATCCATTTCACCTTTTCTGTTCCTCCACCTCAAATCCGATCATATTGCGGAACGGAATCCATCCATACTGCTGCGAGTTTATCGTATGGTCATTTTTATCTTCCGGAATATCTTTGTCTTCGTTCCATGAATACTTTTCCATTTCCGTAATATGATTGGTACATACGTCCAATACCAAATAGCATCCCTGCTGGATCCAGCCTAACTGGAGCTTGATTCTGTCCAGTATTTCTACTTTCTTGTAAGATTCTACGAAATTGTATAAGCATCCACGCAAACGCTTATATTTCCGCAGTTCTGTAATTGTTGCCGCATCTGCGCAGTCAACAAATGTATCTTTTGCAAATCCCCAGTCTTTACGGCATCTTTCCAGAAATTCAACAAATTTTACTGCCGTATCTGACGGAGCAAGCGGCTGGTCCAGTTCTTTGTTGCTATATACTTTTTCAGCAAGCGTGATCAGCTTCCTGTCTTCTGTGATTCCCTGAAACATCATTGCGATTGTATCCGGGGATTTTGAAGAATAGGAAGTGTCCAGTCCACAGGTGAACTTCTTGAATTTAATCTTGCCTGCTGCCATCTGGGATCTTAACCATTTCTCAGATACAACATGTTTCTTTCTGCTGAAATTCGGGAACACCAGACCGGTTGCTTTTCCTCTCAGTCCCTCGATCTTGTTTTTCCAGATCTTTGTTCCCTTCGGGGTATTCTGTATGATTCTCTGTTTCTTTTCTTCCGGAAGACCGGCATTATCGTCAAAAGAAAAGAACCAATGAACCCAGCCGGGCTTTGGTTCTTCCTTTAGTTCATCTTTAATTTCTCTTGGAGTGCTGTCTTCCCATTCAGGAAGTGGTCTGCTGCAGTTGATATACTCTTTGTATACATCAAGACTCGGATCATCCGGATTAAGCGTTGCCATCAGATAATCACAGCGCATGGATGCCTCACGGACAAATTCTATGTTCGCAGTGTTGATCTCATCGATATACAGGCATCCATACTGACCGCCGAGGGCATCCTTCCACTTGCTCTTATTTCCATATCCAACCACAAAGATGATTTTATCCCCGCCGGATGTATGGAACAGAATGTGTGGCATCTTATATTCTCCGGATCCATTGCCTTTGTACTCGGTCAATATTCCGAAATCATCCAGAATACCAAGATCTTTATTGATGATGTTCTTTTCTGCAGCTCCGGTATCGTCTGCTGCCAGGATATGCAGTTTCTTCGGTGATTCCGCAACCTTGCACATGAATTTAAACAGACCAACGGTTGTCTTGCCCGCGGCTGTCGTGCCTTCAAGGAACTCGACCGGTGCATCGCATCTCAGGAATGCTTTGTATTTTTCTGATAGTACCAGACGTTCAGTGCTCACTATCCACCACCACGCAACTGTTCCAGGATATCTCCCAGTTTCTTTTTCTCTTCTTCCAGACCGGATACTTCCACCCTGTCTTTGAACATTCCGAGATGTCTGCCAAGGAGCTCCAATGCTTTTTCCTTGTCATTCAATTTCAGTTCAATACCAAACTTACCTTCTTTTATTCCGGCAATAGCTTTGATCTGCTGTTCTGATAACCCTGCTGTATCTTTTATGATAACGAATCCGTCTTTTACTTCTGCGAAATCAGTAGCTCTTGCAAAAGCAATAGCCGCCAATTCTTCCAAGACCCTGTCCTGTGTTATTTCTGTTCGTTTCTGGCGCTCTTCCATCCGCTTCTGGATATATGCCGCAACCTTGACATTTCTCAACATCCTGCTGCCTGCCTGAGCTGCTGTTTCATCCCTCTTCACGGCCGGATATGCTACCTTGTAAGCCCTTGTGGCATTCAGGTCTATCAGGTATTCATCTGCAAAAATCTTCTGTTTTTTTGTCACTCAGGCTCACCTTCTTTCTTTTATTCAAAATACAGTCCTGCCAGCACCATACACGACAGCCGATTGCTACCGTGACGAAAGGAGGTGCGAACACCTACATACAGTGAATCCATGCCTAAGGTATGTAAGTGCTGGTGCTGTGCACGCTGTACGAAAATTGGCATTAGAAAAGCACCCCGAAGGGTGCCTCTCTTGTTTCAATATGTCTTTTACGCTTTCTGTGTTTTTGCTAAAATAGCCTCCTGTAATACCTGTGAAAAATTAATCTTTCTTTTTTCGGCAAAAGTATTTAACCATGCCGGAATAGTTACATTTTTTCTCACTGCTTTTTCACCATACTGCTCTGCATATTTGTCCATATCAAGCAATACGATATTTACCTGCCCGTTTTCACGTGGTTTTACATCTGCATATGCAGATGCTTTAGGAATTTCATTACCTTCTTCCAACTCGTCAAGTACCCATCCACTTGCCGCATCAATGGCCATTTCAAAAGCCTCTTCAAGGTCATTCCCCTCCGTGACGCATCCGGGTAGATCTGGAAATTCTACAGTGTAGCCTCCTGATCCGTCTGAAAACGGATAAAAGACCGCCGGATAAATAAGTTTCATTGTTGTTCCTCCTCTTCTCATTTAGGATCATGTTAAGATATATTATTAGCGCGGCTGGATTTTATATTCCAGCCTGACGCTTAATTGATTTTACTGTATCCATATGTATATCACCGCCATGTTCGGGTACCGTTACCTTCCCCGGCTTAGTCGGATGTTTGTATTGATGGTGTGAACCCTTCTGAGCTACTTGATACCATCCATCCGCCAGTAAAATCTTTTCGAGTTCTCTGAACCGCATCTTAACAGTGCTCCTTTCTGTTGTTCTATGTTTATATCATAATACACACTATGCGCACTGTCAAGTTTTTTATACGCATTATACGCATTTTATAAAAAGGTGTCCGAATTGGACACCTGAATATTCAAAAGCGGAACTGCTGCCAGCTCCGCCCTCTTTAAGGAGATTATTATGAAAACCCACTTCACGCTTCCCTCACGTGATCGGAACAGATGGGATTGAACCACCGACACGCTGGATATAAGCCAGTTGCTCTGCACTACTGAGCTATGTTCCGGTATGCTTTTCGGACCAACCTTTAGTCAACAGGATAAGCAATAACCTTTTCCCGCGGGGAATTTGCAATCCATACGCGCCGCTTGTACCGATTGCACGGAGGTTTCATCAGCTTTATGCTGATCTTTTTATTAACGTCTGCAACATTTATTCCTACCCTCGAAGTACACAGACAATGTTGCGGCGCTACGTTATAAATTGCCTTTATGGGAAAGTACGTATGGAACGCATTGGTTATATCCAATTCGTTCAGGATATACTATAGCATCTTTGAAGCGGACATATCGGACAAAACGGACAAACTTTAATTTTTTTCAAAAAATCTTTTAAATTCTTTTCTCACGCTTTCTTCTGTTACCTTCCTTCCCATCCGATCTGCCACCTGCTGCCACGTCATATCCTCAAAGATCTTATACTTGATGATGCGCTGCATGCGGAAGGGAATGGATATCATCCACACTTCCACCTGCAGTTTCAGTTCTTCCGCTTTCTCTTTCTTCTGTTTCAGAACTTCTTTCTTTGTCCGAAGTCTCACATCGTCTGAATAAGAGTATGTTGTTCCCTGTACTTTAAAGTGCTGTGGATTATAAGGAAATTCCGGATTACTTCCAGATACCGTTTCGTTCGCTGTGATTCTCTTTTTTGATTCTAACTTACGGATTTCTTCTTCTGTGTCTTTGATCACCTCGCATGCATCTATGTATTCTTCCAGAACTCTCTTATCCATGATGTCAGCCTCCTTGTTTCTGTTTCTTTTGTCCTGCTGCCCCGTTCGGTTTATAGTCCTGACCTGCATTCTTCAAAATACGGACAGGCCAGACAGCAGCATCTGCAATGTTTCTTTCTGGATTGGAATATCCAGTATAATAGCTTTCTCAGTAAGATCATTTTGTAGTCATCTCCTTAAATGCTTTCTCCGCGTCCTCGCTTCTGCCGTAGGTGATCAGCTGCACTTTGCCGTCTTTCAGATATTCGATTGTGGTATTACTTGTCATTCTGGGGTAATGGATTTCTTCCCATTCTTCCGGAACACAGTCTGTTGTAGCGGGGCAGTTATTGTACAAGATGCACCTGCTACATGTTCCGTCTTCTGATATTTCCTGCTGTTTGCAAAATTGAATCAATGTGTTATATGCTGCAATAGCAAGCTCTGGGGTTATATCATAGTCTTTTACCATCATTCGCCTCCTGTGATCTCGTCAATGTAAGCGTTCCAGCCTTCTGCGTATCCGGCATCAAATGTCTCTACCGGATAACTTCCATTATCTTTCTCGGGTAGTGTCATAAGCGGACACGTCTGTATTAGTTCATCTAAGGTACCTGCATCAAAATTTGCATCATCATCCTGCATCATGCACTCATCTGAACCAGTAAGAAGCGGACAACGCATGCAGTCTTCTGGTGTATCTATCACTAATACTGATTTACTCATTTATCGTCCTCACAATCACAGTTATTGTAATTAATGTCTTTTGACGCTTGTACTTTAGTGATTTCTTTAGTTTTTTCCTCAATGTCCGCTTCTCAGCATGCAAAACAGCAGCTCTATCATCGATTTCTTCCGTAATCCATAATGACACGGCATCACGACTGCAAGTTTCCACTTCTTGTCTGTATTAATCGGAGTAGGTGATTCAAATTCATCTGCTGTCGTTGTATATTCCGGGACCGCGACCATCGCTCCGACGTGTGTAGCTGATTCTGGAAAGTTCTCGTGTATATGTTTCCAGAACTTCCCGTTCCGCATATCTTCCAGAAGTTCTTTATAGCACTGCATCGTAGTTACTATGTAATTCTTTTCACCAAGAAAATTCAGTCCATTCCCACTATAAAAATCTTCTTTACAGCTTTTAATTTCATAGCAAACGAAAATCCCCTTTTCTATTGCTGATACAGAACATTGATTTGCCGGAATGAACTGCATGTAATCTACTCTTTTGGGCTTTCCTTTTTCCGCCCATGGATCAATGCTCACTTCTTTCGCCCAGTATTTCCCCATGCCGGAGAAATACTGTCTTTCCAGAAGTTCGCATAACATCTTTGTCGTCTCTCTTCTATTCATATCTATTCTCACTTAAGGTCTGTGCATAAACGTGTCAAAATCCAGATTCCATTCTCTGATTCTTCCCTTTTCGAACGGGTAAGTTCCGTTCATCATTGCTTTTACATCCTGTAGTTCCGCTATAAGAGCATCAATACTCTCTGTTCTGGAGAATGTCAGGATTACTTCTGCCTGAACCGGATCCCATTCATCCTCTACCGGTACTTTCTCACCTATTTCATGTGGTGGCTGTGTAATGCAGCACAAAGCTCCGATGTTGTTGCTAAGGGCTCCCGTCATTCTGATATCGCCTGTTCCGAACTCCATTTTAGCTTTTCCTTTAATCATTCACTTCCACCTCACTGTCTTCTGGTATTTGGAAAATGGTTTTCTCCTGAATTTCCTTTTTCCTTTCGTCGATGAGTTCCTTTTCAGTTGTTGTAACGCGAACACCAGACATTCCCGCAAACGTCTGCAGAAGTACTTCGTGCTCTGCATAAGTTTTCTGGAACATATCCAGTACCTTCATAGCTTTTCGCTTATTACTGTATTTTCCGAGTAAATAACGAGCTCCTGCGATGTATGATGTCATAGTTGTTTTTACAGGCCCTTCTTCAATATCAATCCCTGCTGAAGCATTGAAATTTATCAACACTTCTCTATTCTGGCTTCTGATCAGCATCTTTCTTCCTCCTTGTCTTCTTTGGTTCCCACAGTTCGCATTTCAGGCATCTGGCTTTGCTGGCTACCAACTGGCCGCGGATCATGGTTGCCTGTTTGCAGGTGGGTTTTGTGTATACTGCAAAGTTTCCGGTTCTTTTTGCATGT